ATGGTTGAAATATGCGTTCCAGCCATACATTTCTTCCAAAGACATTTTGTTTCGTACTTCAACTAATGTCATGCCTAACTTTTCTGCAATAAAAAACTGCATATGAAGGTAGCTATTCTTTTTTAACTCAGCTTTTTACGGCATCAGGGGTAGCCTCCTCGCCCAACTCTTGCATCTTTGTCATAAGTTCTAATAATACTGACAATGGTATTTCTCTTCTAAGACTTGCCCTATCAGCTTCAGTAAATAACTTGTTACCGCTTTCATCTTCAGCTTTACCAATGATTACTTGAAGTGCAAAGTCTAAACTACCCTCTTC